CATTGAGTTCTTTTGCGTTTAAGCAAGAGTACTTGTCTAGCTTTGATACTGCAGGTGCAGATGTCTTTAAAGAGGAATGGTTCAAGACTTCTGAAGAACCTAAGAGTGGTACATACATTGTAGCCATTGACTTAGCTGGCTTTGAAGAGGTTGGTAAGAATGCTGGGGCTTCTAAGAAGAGACTGGATGAGACAGCTATTGCAGTTGTTAAGTTAAAAGAGAATGGTGATTGGTGGGTAGATAAGATACAGCATGGTAGATGGGACATCAGAGAGACTGCTGTGAACATCTTAAAGATTGTAAGAGACTATCAACCAACAGCTGTAGGTATTGAGCGAGGAGCATTGAAGAATGCTGTACTGCCCTACCTGACTGACTTGATGAGAAAGAATAACATCTACTCACACATTCAGGACTTAACTCACGGTAATAAGAAGAAGGTAGATAGGGTTGTCTGGAGCTTACAAGGTCGTATGGAACATGGAAGGGTATCCTTCAATGAGTCAGAGGACTGGAGTGAGTTTAAGGATCAACTGATTATGTTTCCCACAGCTGGCGTACATGATGACTTAGTGGATGCTCTAAGTTACATTGACCAACTGGCTATTGCTTCCTACAACGCTGACTATGAGGAAGAAGAGTGGGATGTTTATGACAAGATTGCTGGCTATTAAAGGAGAATGACTATGGCTAATGGTTTGTATGCAAATATTAATGCTAAACGTAAACGTATCGCAGCTGGTTCTGGCGAGAAGATGAACAAGGTAGGCTCTAAAGCTGCTCCGTCTAAGATGGACTTTGTTAACTCAGCTAAGACTGCTAAGCCAACTAAGGCAATGCCCGTTAGAGGTAGCCGTACAGCTACGAACAAGGCTAAGAAGACTACTAAGAGTATGTACTGACATGAAGGACTCTAGACTTGAGAGAGCTGGTGTCAGTGGCTTTAACAAACCTAAGAAGACACCTAATCATCCAACTAAGAGTCACGTAGTTGTGGCTAAAGAGGGTGATGAAGTTAAGACTATCAGGTTTGGACAGCAAGGTGTCTCAGGTTCTCCTGAAGGTTCAGCTCGTAACGATTCCTTCAAAGCTCGTCACGCTAAGAACATTGCCAAAGGTAAGATGTCAGCGGCCTACTGGGCAAACAAAGTTAAGTGGTAAACAGATATGCAATGCCCTATTGAAACACATGACGTTAAAGCTAACCTGAAGAACAGGGATTGGGCTTTTAAGAACGTAGGCTATGGCCCAGCTAACCCTGAACTCTCCAATGGAGCCTTCTGGAATGATAAAGCTAATGAGTGGCAAACAAGTCTCTCACAGGCTAAGTCAATGCGCTGTGGTAACTGCTCAGCTTTTATCCAAACACCTCAGATGATGGAGTGTATCAGGTCAGGTATTGATGCTGAGACTGATAGCTTTGCTGGTGATGTCGTAGATTCAGCTAAGCTAGGTTTCTGTGAGTTATTTGACTTTAAGTGTGCAGCTGAGAGAACTTGCAGTGCATGGTTAGTAGGTGGCCCAATAACATCTAGCAAGGTCACAGAGATTGACGACAATGCTCTAGATGATTCAACTAAGGATATGTAATTATGGATGAGATTGGAAAAGACAGTCCCTTTGAGGAACCTACAGAGTCTGAGAAGGAATTAACCTCTTGGATTATTGACCACACAGATCGCTGGCGTGACCATCGTGATGCTAACTACATGGATCTATGGGAAGAGTATGAGCGTATCTTCCGAGGCCAGTGGGCTTCTGAGGATAAGCAACGTGAGTCTGAGCGTAGCCGTATCATCTCTCCAGCTTCTCAGCAAGCTGTTGAGACTAGACACGCTGAGATCATGGAAGCCATCTTTGGTCAGGGTGAATTCTTTGACATCCAAGATGACGTTAAAGACATCAATGGTAATCCATTAGATGTTGAACAGATCAAGGTTCAACTACACGAAGACTTCAAGAGAGATAAGATTAAGAAGTCAGTAGATCACGTTGAGCTAATGGCTGAGATATATGGTACTGGTATCGGTGAGATTATTGTTAAGACTGAGAAAGAATACATCCCAGCTACACAGGCAATCCCCGGTATAGCCAGTGCAGCAGCTATTGGTGTTCAAGAGAAGGATAGAGTTGCAGTTAAGATCAAGCCTATCAATCCTAAAAACTTCCTCATTGATCCTAATGCTGATTCTATTGACGATGCTCTGGGCGTTGCTATCGAGAAGTACGTATCCATTCACAAGATTGTTGCAGGTATTGAGAGTGGCATTTACAAGAAAGTAGACATCACACCTCAGTATGATGATGAAAAGCTAGAGCCAACACAAGATCTACGTACCTTTGAAGACGATAAAGTTAAGTTGTTAACTTATTATGGATTGGTTCCTCGTGAGTACTTAGAAGGCATGGAAGAAGGTGACAGTGAGATCACAGACCTGTTCCCAGATGACTCAGTAGCTGATAACCACTCAGACTTAGTTGAAGCTATCATTGTGATTGCCAATGACTCAGTACTTTTGAAGGCTGAAGCTAATCCTTACATGATGAAGGATAGACCAGTCATTGCCTACCAAGACGATACAGTCCCCGGCAGGTTCTGGGGTAGAGGTACGATGGAGAAAGCCTACAATATGCAGAAGGCTATTGATGCTAATCTACGTGCTCAGATGGACTCTATGGCACTGACCACAGCTCCAATGATTGCTATGGATGCTACAAGGCTTCCTCGTGGTGCTAAGTTTGAGATTAAGCCCGGTAAGGCTATCTTGACCAATGGTGCACCTTCTGAGATCCTGTATCCCTTCAAGTTTGGTCAGACTGATGCTAGCTCAGCTGTAGCAGCTCAGAACTTTGAGCGTATGCTCCTGCAAGCTACAGGCACAGTTGACAGCGCTGGTATGCCCTCTAACGTACCTCGTGACGCAGGTGCTGGTGGTATGTCTATGGCTATGGCTGGCATCATCAAGAAGTACAAGCGTACCTTGAGTAACTTCCAAGAAGACTTCATGATCCCGTTCATTAACAAGGCTGCCTTCAGGTATATGCAGTTTGACAGTGAGCGTTACCCCTCAGTTGACATGACCTTTATCCCCACAGCTACCTTGGGTATCTTGGCTAGAGAGTTTGAACAACAACAGATGATTGGTTTGTTGCAGACACTTGGCCCTAACACTCCAGTACTGCCATTGATCCTAAAAGGTATCCTGCAGAACAGCTCATTGTCTAACCGTGGTGAGTTGATGAAGGCTTTGGATCAGATGTCACAGCCTAATCCACAGGCTGCTGAGGCTCAACAAGCAACACAACAAGCTGCAATGCAACTTGCACAGGCTCAAGTGGCTGATCTGACCTCTAAAGCTCAGAAACAACAGGCTGAGGCTCAGAAAACTATGATTGAAGCACAGATGATCCCTGAAGAGCATCGTGTCAAAATCGTTCAAGCTGCTGCTACTAACCTAGATAATGGTGGAGACTTTGAAAAGCGTCTGAAACTGGCTGACATGATGCTAAAAGAGAAGCAAGTTAACCTCAAAGCTGCTGATATTGCCTCTAATGAGCGTATTGCAAGCCTTCAGATGATGAATAAGCAACAGAAAATACAATAAGTTAACAAAAGACTTGACAAAGTGTTGTTTTTATGCTACAATAACACTATTGTTAAGTACTATATAGAAGGATAAGCCAAATGGCCCCTGATTTACAGAAATATTACGAAGAAACCTTCAATACGATGAGTACTGAGGGTTGGAAGTTCCTCTTAGAGGACTTAGAAGAGATTAAGGTTAGTTTAAACAATCTCTCTACTGTCAACGATACACAAACACTCTTTTATCGTCAAGGACAGTTAGATATTATTGAATTAATCTTAGGGCGTAAGGCTGTGTGTGAGAAGGTATTTGAGGATTTAGAAGATGAGTAGCAGACGTAACTGGATAGGAACCCTGTATCGGTTCTCGACTCCAAGGAGTCTGCGATGAAACGCATCTATGACTTCTTATGTACCAACGATCACATAACTGAATCGCTGGTTGATAGCGATCATACCACTGCTAAATGTAAGGTATGTAGTAAGGACGCTATCAGGGTTGTATCCTCCCCAAGGATAAAGCTGGATGGTTGCTCAGGCGATTTCCCTTCAGCTTCCGATAGGTGGGTACAAGTACGGGCTGAAAAGCTCAGGCAGGAACAGAAGCAGAACGCATCTCATGTAGGTGACTAACTCTGAATTCATTTATAACACTCCTAAAACCCATTACAGGGCAGGACGAAAGGTAGGTATGGCTCTCATTGACCAAGAAGAATTGGGACAAAGCGAATTTGATGCAGTAGAAGAACTACAGGCGGCTCGTGCAGCACCTGCAGAACCTCAAGAAGAAGTCTCCAGAGTTCCCGACAAGTATCGGGGTAAAAGCTTAGAAGACATTGTGACGATGCACCAAGAGGCTGAAAAGCTAATCGGTAGGCAAGCACAAGAAGTTGGGGAAGTTCGGAGACTCGCAGATGAGCTATTGAAACAGCAACTCTCTCAGAAACAAGTACAGCCTGCAGTAGTAGAGAATGAGATAGACTTCTTTGAAGATCCGCAGTCAGCGATTCGCAAAGCAGTAACAAATCATCCTGATGTATTAGCCGCTAAACAAGCTTCTGCACAGCTAAAGCAAATTCAGACACACGCAATGCTCAACAAGAAGCATCCTGACTTTGCAGACGTTGTACGTGACGTTGAGTTTCAAGAGTGGGTTAAAGCTTCTCCAATGAGGCTTAATATCTACGCAATGGCTGATGCTAATTATGATTTCAATGCTGCAGATGAATTACTCACAACATTCAAACAGATCCGGACATCTAAGACACAACAAACAACTGATGCCGGAAATGCTGTACGCAAGCAAAACTTGTCAGCAGCATCTGTAGATGTTGGAGGGACTGGTGAATCATCTAAGAAAGTATATCGTCGTGCCGACCTTATCCGGCTACGTATGACAGACCCTAATCGCTATGAAGCACTTGAACCTGAAATTCGAGCAGCTTATAACGAAGGTAGGGTTAAATAAATTAACATAAACATAAATTCTTAGGAGAATTAAAAATGGCTTTAGGTACAGATCACGTCACGAAGACGACGGCTGATAAATTCATCCCCGAAATCTGGAGTGATGAAATCGTTGCAACATACAAGAAGAACTTGGTGTTGGCTAACTTGGTTAAGAAGATGACCTTCAAGGGTAAGAAAGGTGACACCGTTCACATTCCTTCACCCACACGTGGCAATGCTACTGCTAAAGCAGCTTCAACTCAGGTAACACTGATTGCAGCTACTGAGACAGAAGTTGTTGTTACTATCGATCAGCACTATGAGTACAGCCGCTTGATCGAGGACATCGTCGAAGCTCAAGCTTTGTCTTCACTGCGTAACTTCTACACTGAAGATGCTGGTTATGCTCTTGCTCGTCAAGTTGATACATCATTGATCCAAATTGGTCGTTTTGTCCAAGGCGGTGGTGGTACTTCTGCTTACTCTGGTGCTTTCTCAGGTGCTGACGGTACTACAGCTTATGTTGGTGGTTCCACTAACACAGGTTTGGGTGCTCTTACTGATGCAGCGATTCGTCGTAGCATTCAGCGTTTGGATGACAATGACGTTCCTATGGACGGTCGTTTCCTTGCTATCCCACCTTCAAGCCGTAACACTTTGATGGGTTTGGCTCGTTACACTGAACAAGCTTTTGTTGGTGAAATGGGTAACAACAACACCATTCGTAACGGTGAAATTGGTAACTTGTACGGTGTTCCCGTGTTTGTTACTTCTAATGCTGATACTACTAACGGTACTACCGCTTGCCGTATTGCACTGTTGGGTCATAAAGACTTCGCAGTGTTTGTCGAGCAAATGGGTGTTCGCTCACAGACTCAGTACAAACAAGAGTACCTCGGTACATTGTTCACAGCTGACACACTGTATGGCGTGAAAGAACTGCGTGACGGTTCAGCAGTTGCTTTGGCTGTTCCAGCTTAAGTGATGTAAGGGTTCCCACTGTAATAGGTGGGAGCCTTTTTAATGTGTTTAGTAAAGCATATCAAAAAGGTAACATATTATGAAATTTAAATGTAAGCAAACTAATCAGATATACAACTTTGAACACGCAGTTGATATTGTTTCAATGGAGAAGCACCCTGACTACGAAGCAGTACCTGAATCTGAACTTGTAGTAGCACCTAAAGCAACTAAGAAAACAGTGAAGCAAGATGAAGACACTATCAACGGGTCTTAACTTAACAGCTAATACCCTGACTACTGTCTATACAGTACCTACAGGTTATTACGCTAAGTGTATCCTATTGCATACTGCTAATACATCACCTAGTAAGCACATAAGTTTTAATTGGTATAGAGCTTCTACAGCTACAACTATTGTAGTTGTCTCAGAACAAGTACTATCAGCTAGAACAACTTTAGATTTATTAACTAATAGTCAATGCTTTGTTATGGAAGAGGGTGATTATATATCAGCACTTTCAGAAGCAGGTGCAACAATGTCAATCGTAGCTACGTTTGAGTTATACAGAAAAGGCGAATAACTATCATGGCAACAACTCCTCAATCACTGACACCTGAACAGGTTGCCCAGATTATAGCCGCAGGTCGTGGTAATACAGTCAATATTGGCGGTACTTTGTATGGTGGTCAATGGGCTGATACTGGCTCAGGTGAAACTATGCAAGAAGGTGCATTACAGAATATTTATGGCTCTTCAGGTCAGGTTGGTGCTGGTCTTCCTTACTATCAATATAGTCCAACAGGAGCTTATACTGGAACAGGAACTCAGCAAGAAGTTAATGCTAACAAAGACTTCTTAAAGTTCTTAGCTGGTTCAGCACTAACATTTGCTCTGCCCGGTGCTTTGAATGGTTCACTGTTTGGTACTGGTGCTGCAGCTAATACAGGTGCAGGATCAGCTTTTGAAGCAATGAATGCAGGTGCTTCAGCAATGACTGACTTAGGTGCTTTTGAGTTAGCTAATGCAGGTGCTGGAGCTGGTGTATTAGGTGACGTTGCAGCAGCAACTGGAGCCACAGCAGCTGAGATAACTGCAGCAGCCGCTTCTACAGGCTTAACTACTGCTCAGATAGCTAACTTACTCAAGGCTGGTATCAGTGTTGCTGGCCTTATTGGTGCTGGCAATGCTGTGTCTAATATGGGTAATAAAGCTGGAGCAAATACTACACAAGCTGGTGTGTCAATTCCTACACAAGGTACTCCACAGTATAACGCTGACTACTACTCAAGAGTTCAGGGTGCATACAATCAAGCATTACCGGGTATGCCTCGTGATGTAGTCTCTAATTTAGCTGCGTGGTACGGTGGTGATTCAGGTATGATGTCAGGTGCTGATACAGCTAATACTGCTATTGCTAAACAAGTAACTAAGACTCCAACTAAGTTAACTGGCCCTATGACATCCTTGATGAATGCTTATAGGTCAGGTAATGTAGCTGACACTAAACAAGCCCTTATTGGTGCTCTCAATGCAGGTATGACTACTGAGCAGTTGATGAGTACATTCAACTTAGGTATGAAAGACATTGATTACTTGAGAGGTCAAGGCTATTACTTACCAGCAATGACCAATGAAATTAAAGATGTAGTGGGTCAAGAGTTAAAGAACCCAGCTACAGCCTACGCTAATATTGTAGCTAAGATGGATGCTACAGGAACTAACCCTGCAGCAGTTGCAGCAGCCTTAGGATTGTCAACTGAAGAAGTACAGAATGCTTATAACCAGTTAAACCCTACTGGCTTGTTTGCTTCTAACAACCCTAACTTTGGTGCTGTGGATGCTGGAATGCTCTATAACGTAGCAGCTAATCCAGCTGACTATCAGACTGCAATCCAGAACATTCAACAGTATCGTGGAGCTGATGAGATGGGTCAGCAATCTATTGTTGAGAAAGCCTTGGCTGCTGAGTTGTCAGCTAGACCGGGTTCCTCACTGTCAGCACTTCAACAAGCAGGTTCAACTTACGGTGTGAGTGCTGCTGACATAGCAGCCGCTTACGCTAAACTTGGTTACGCATAAAGGAATAACTAGATGGCTACAATTATTACAAAGAATAGCAGTACAGCCTCAGCAGCTCCTGCAGTTGGTGACTTAACCAAGGGTGAGTTAGCTGTTAACGTAACAGACAAGAAGCTGTACACCAAAGACAATAATGCAGCTATTGTTAAGATTGTAGGTTCACTTGGTAATCAGGAAGCTAATGCTGTAGCCATCACAGGTGGCTCAGTTACAGGCATTACAGACATTACTGTAGCTGACGGTGGTACTGGTGCTTCAACAGCTGCTAATGCTCGTACTAATTTAGGTGCTGCAGCTAGTGGTGCTAACAGTGATATTACCTCATTAACTGGTCTTACAACAGCTTTGACAGTAGCTCAAGGTGGTACTGGAACTACAACTTCAACAGGCAGTGGTAATGTAGTCTTGTCTACATCCCCTACACTGGTAACACCCTCTTTAGGCACTCCTTCAGCTCTAGTGGGAACTAACATTACAGGTACAGCTGCAGGTTTGACAGCTGGTAGTGTAACTACTAATGCTAACCTTACTGGTGCTGTAACTTCTACTGGTAATGCAACATCTTTAGGATCATTTACATCTTCACAGTTGGCTACAGCTTTGACTGATGAAACTGGTTCAGGCTCAGCTGTGTTTGCTACTAGCCCTACCTTGGTTACACCTATCCTTGGAACACCTACTAGCGCAACTTTAACAAATGCTACAGGGCTTCCTATTAGTACTGGTGTATCTGGTCTAGGAACAGGCGTAGCAACCTTTCTAGGTACTCCATCAAGTGCTAACTTGCTTGCGGCTGTTTCTGATGAGACAGGTACAGGAGCTTTGGTCTTTGCTACCTCACCTACCCTAGTTACACCCGCATTAGGCACTCCAAGCTCATTAGTAGGTACAAATATAACAGGTACTGCTTCAGGTCTAACTGCGGGTAACGTCACAACAAATGCTAACTTAACAGGTGCAGTTACTTCAGTAGGTAATGCAACTTCTCTTGGTTCCTTTAGTTCTGCTAATCTTTTAGCGGCATTAACTGATGAAACTGGAACTGGTGTAAACGTATTTGCAACTTCTCCTACTTTGGTAACACCTATTCTTGGTACTCCAACAAGTGTCACCTTAACAAATGCAACTGGTTTGCCTTTGTCTACTGGAGTCACAGGTAATCTACCTGTTACAAACTTAAATAGTGGTACATCTGCAAGCGCAACTACTTTTTGGCGTGGTGATGGAAGTTGGGCAACACCTGCGGGTGGAGGTGGTGGAACACCCGGTGGTTCTACAACTCAAGTTCAATACAACAATGCAGGTGCATTTGGTGGCATTACTGGTGCTACAACTAACGGCACAGCATTGACTCTTGTTGCTCCTGTTCTTGGCACTCCTGCAAGTGCTACTCTAACTAATGCCACAGGCTTACCTTTAAGCACAGGTGTTACTGGTACTTTGCCTATTGCAAATGGTGGTTCAGGACAAACTACTGCTACTGCGGCTTTCAATGCTTTAGCACCTAGCCAAACAAGTAATTCAGGCAAGTATTTGACTACTGATGGAACAAATACTTCTTGGGCAACAGTAAGTGGTGGCTCAAGCCAATGGACAACTAGCGGTACACAAATTTATTACAACACAGGTAATGTTGGAATTGGAACTACCTCTCCCGACACTTACACCGATGGTGCTAAGAACTTAACTTTACTTAGTTCTTCAGCAGGTCGCAGTAATTTTGCTTTGGTTGGTACGCAATCATCAGCAGATGAAATTCTTGGAAGACTTAATTTTACAAATACGAATACATCTAATGCTGCATATCGTCTTTGTATCATTGATGCAAAAAGAGGAACTGATAATAATTCGGGATATTTTGACTTTAGTACATCCAATGCAGGAACAACAGCAGTACGAGCAAGAATTACACAAAGTGGTAATTTATTGGTTGGCACTACAACTGAAACCTCATCAGCTGGTGTGCTTCAAGTTTCTAACGGCATCACATTCCCCGCAACTCAATCAGCATCATCAGACGCTAATACGCTAGATGACTATGAGGAAGGGACTTTTACGCCAACTCTTACATCTTCAGGTGGAACACTAACATCAGTATCTGTTGGCACAGGTTATTACACAAAAGTTGGAAATGTTGTAACTATAAATTGTAGGCCAGCAATAACAACAAATGGAACTGGTAGTGGTGCAATTTATATTGGTGGATTCCCTTTTGCATTAACAGGTTCTGGTAGCGTTTTTTCTGGTGCGGGTAGAGAAGATTCTGTGGTGGGTTATGTTTTTGGTTTTAGTTCGCAAGGTGCAACTTCTCTTTATGTATCTAAATATGACAATACATACCCAGGCGGTAATGGGCATTCATTCGGAATTATGATAACTTATAGAACTTCATAACTAGCATGGATGTGCTAGTCGGACACTTAACTTAAAGGAAAATCATGTCACTTACTAAAACCACAATTGTTGACCAAATTACAGTAATTGAAGATGGAACTGTTCTCTATCGTGAGGCAACTCGCATCATGGAAGATGGCAATCAGATTAGCCAAACATTCCATCGCACAAGTCTATATCCCGCACAAGACCTAACTGGTCAACCAGCCAATGTCGTTGCAATCTGCAATGCGGCTTGGACTGCGGAAGTTATTGCGGCTTATCAAGCGGCTATAGCTGCGACTGAAGCAGCTCGTAATAGCGCATAAGCATCATGGATGAGCCAGTCACTCACGAACACATCTATGAACGTCTGCTGGCTGTAGAGGCTAAAGTAGACAACATAGAGAAGAACACAGAACACGTAATCAAAGCTTTTAACGCTGCGTCAGGTGCTTTCCTAGTACTTGAGTGGATCGCTAAAGCTGTGAAACCTATTATTATTATAGGTGCTTTCTTCGGGGCTATTTGGTTAGCTATTGACAACAAATTTAATGGAGTAAAATAACTATGGCATTGGCAACTCTTTTAAGTGGCGTAGCAGCCACAGGTGCTTCACAAGGTATTCGTACAGATGGTCTAGTACCAGCTCATGTACAGATTTCAGGTATTACTATCGGTACAGTGGCTGTTCAAGGCTCTGTAGACGGTACAACATGGGCTACAGTGGCTACAGCTTTGACAGCTGACGGTATTGTAACTCTTGCATCACCTACACCTTATATACGAGCTAATGTAACAGCTTTTACATCAGGTTCTATTACAGTTAAAATCTTTTATTGATAGGGAAACTATTATGGCTACTAAACCTACGGCAGGTATGAAGAAGATGGGAAAAGTAATGCACGAGTACAAAACAGGTACTTTGCATAGTGGTAAAGGTGGCCCCGTAGTTAAGTCACGTAAACAAGCCATTGCTATTGCCATGTCTGAGGCTAATATGGCTAAAAAGAAAGCTAAGAAATAACTTGACATTAACACTAAAGTATGTTAATATATTGATTATATAAGGAATATTAATGGCTACGACATATTTACAGTTGGTTAACAACGTACTCATACGGTTAAGAGAAACTGAAGTATCGTCAGTAAGTGATACTCCTTATAGTTCTTTAATTGGTGTGTTTGTTAACGATGCTAAAAGAGAGATTGAAGATGCTTACGATTGGAACTGTTTAACTACTACCATTGTTTTACCTACAGTAGCCAGTACTCGTAACTATACCTTGACAGGTTCAGGTCAAAGGTTCAGGACAGTGGATGTCTTGAATGACACCCAAGATGTACCTATGAGGTCAGTACCTACTAACTGGATGAACAGACAGTACTACATCGGTACTACTCAGAATGCAGCTCCTATATACTATAACTACAGCGGTATCTCCAATGATGATACTCAGGTAGATTTATGGCCTCAACCTGATAAAGTATATTCACTTAGGTTTGAATTAGTTATCCCTCAAGTTGACCTCAGTGCCAATGCTGACCTATTAAAGGTTCCTCCACACTTAGTACAAATGTTAGCTTACGCTAAAGCTGTTGGTGAACGTGGTGAGGACGGTGGTACAACCTTCAGTGAAATATACCAGCAGTATCGCCTAGCTTTGGCAGATGCTATTGCTATTGAGAAGAATCGTTATGATGATGAAAACACTTGGGTTAATGTCTAATGGTTGCTAAGCTCTTAACTACAACTGTAGCAGCTCCCGGCTTCATGGGGCTGAATACTCAGGATAGCTCAGTTTCTTTAGAGGCTGGTTATGCTACTGTGGCTAACAACTGTGTCATTGATAAGTTTGGACGTATTGGTGCTCGTAAGGGATGGACTCTATCTCATGCTGCTAACAATGACTTAAGCACTGCTGACGTTAAAGCTATTGGTGAGTTAATTGACAATACTGGTAACTCATACATTATTGCAGCTGGTAACAATAAACTATTCAAACTTGTAGGTTCTACTCTTACATTATTGACATATGGTGGTGGTGGTACAGCCCCTACCATCACAGACAGTCACTGGCAGATGGCTCCATTGAACGGTGTATTATACCTCTATCAAGCTGGACATGATCCACTGGTGTTTGACCCTGCAGTCAGTACAACTACATTTAAGAGAATATCTGAGAAGACTGGATATGTAGCAACTGTAGTTAGTAACAACTGTGTAATCAGTGCCTATGGTCGTACATGGAGTGCTAATAACTCAACCTCTAAGAGTACTGTACAGTTCTCAGATTTACTATCAGGTCATGTCTTAAATACTGGTACAGCTGGTACTTTGGATGTAGCTCAGGTGTGGCCTAGTGGTGCAGATGAGATTGTAGCCCTAGCAGCTCACAATAACTTCTTAATTATCTTTGGTCGTAGACAGGTATTGATATATTCTAATGCTACTGATCCTAACAATCTAACACTATCAGATGCTATTACAGGCATGGGCTGTGTAGCTAGAGACTCAGTAGTAGCCACTGGTAGTGATGTTATATTCTTGTCTGACTCAGGCGTACGTTCACTGATGCGTACCATTCAAGAGAAGTCAGCACCTATGCGAGACATCAGTGCCAATGTGCGTGATGACTTAGTGTTTGAGATTACCTTAGAAACTGCAGCTGACATAAAAGCTGTGTATTCAGATAAGGAAGCATTCTATCTATTGTCTCTACCAACTCGTCAGTTAGTGTACTGCTTTGACATGAGAGCACCACTACCTAACGGAGCTAACAGGGTTACAACATGGGATGGCTTAGTTCCCACAGCTTTTAAGTATACTCGTAATAAAGATTTATTAATTGGTGAATCAGGATACATTGGTAAGTACGATGGTTACAAAGACAACGCTAACTCATACCTATTGAGATACTTTACCAACTACTTTGACTTTCAATCACCTACTGTGATTAAGATTATGAAGAAGGTAGGCATAACAGTTATTGGTGGTCAAGGTTATCCAGTCACTTTAAAGTTTGGCTTTGATTACAGTGACATCTTGAACACACGACAGTTTGCTTTAGCTAATGCAACGATTGCTGAATACAACATAGCTGAGTTTGCTATTGGTGAATATGGTGGAACAGCCTTCGACAATAAGATTATTAATATTGGTGGTTCAGGTAAGGTTATTCAACTTGGCTTTGAAACCAATGTATTTAATAAATCAATCTCCATTCAAAAACTTGATGTCTATGTTAAGACAGGAAAGACTAGGTAAACAAATTGTCTAATTACACAAAGGCCACGAACTTTGCAGTCAAGGATAGTCTATCTACAGGCAATGCTGGGAAGATTATCAAAGGTACTGAAATTAATACTGAGTTTGACAACATTAGTTCAGCAATCAGCTCTAAACCTGATGCTAATAATGGTGCATTGACAGGAACAACCACTGCAGTGAATCTTACTGTTTCTGGTACTTTAACAGCAACTGTGGACGGAGGCACGTACTAATATGGCAGATCCTATTGATTGGACAAGTTTACTTGGAACCCTTGGCTCTAGTGCCGTTGGTGCTGTAGGTACTAACTATGCAGCTAACCAAGCAGCTGATGCGGCTAGACAGTCAGCTCAACAAGCTGCACAGATGGCTCAATTCAGACCTGTAGGAGTTACTACTAGGTTTGGTAAGTCAGGCTTTAACTATGACCCTACAACTGGTCAACTCATTGGTGCTGGCTACCAAGTAGCTCCTGATGTAGCTGGCTTACGTGAAGGTCTGTTAGGGATGGCTAGTACTGGCTTAGGGCAGGCTCAGCAGATTCAAGGTATTCAACCTAACATCAATGAGCAAGCTCGTGGTCTGTTTAACTTAGGTGCTCAGTATGTAGCTCAGACACCTCAAGCTGCAGCTCAGCAGTACATGACTCAACAGCAACAACTGTTAGCTCCCGGTCGTGAACAACAACTGGCTCAAACGGTTAACCAACAACAGCAGCAAGGTCGTTTAGGTCTAGCTACAGGTGCAACTACAGCTGGTTACACTACTGGTGGTCAAGGTCTAATGGCTACTAATCCTCAGCTGGCTGCTTTGTACAATGCTCGTTCAGCTCAAGATGCTCAACTGGCAGCTCAAGCTCAGCAGATGGGTCAACAACAAGCTACGTTTGGTCAAGGCTTGATGACTGGTGGATTGAACTTAGCAGGTCAAGGCTTTGGATTACAGACACAAGCTTTGGCTCCATATAGTCAATATATGCAAGGTGCTACAGGCATTGAGAATCAAGCTGCTAATGCTTTGACATACGGTCAAGGTTTAGGTTCTTCAGGTGCTGCTTCAGCTCAGGCTGCAGCGAACCAGTATGCAGCAGGACAGACAACAGCTAATGCAGCTCAACGTGCAGCATTGCAAGGTACTGTAGCTGGTTTAACAGATCCTATTGCACAGTTGATTTCAGGACTGTCTAACACTGGTTCTGGTGGTGTTAATTACAATGCTGTTGTTAATCCCTACTTCCAGACAAATCCTTAAGGAGAGATAATGGCAACACAATCAATACAAGGTTTGTTTGGAGGCATGGGTACTCCTGAGGAAATGCAACGTCAAATGATTGAGCAGAAGGCTGCACAGTTTGCTGAAATGAATCAGAACCAACAGCTTAGCGCAATGGGTTACAAGGGCGGTGCTAACTTAGGTCGTGGCATAGCTGGAGCCTTTGGAGTAGACATTCAAGATCCAACTATTCAACGTGCTACCCGTTTGCGTCAACTTGCAAGTCAATATAATACCAATACAGCTAAGGGTCTTCGTGAGATGGCGGCTGCATTACAGTCTACAGATCCTGAGTCAGCTTTTCAGTTAACTCAACGTGCTCAAGTTATGGACATGGAAGAGGCTAAGTTAGGCTCTGAACAAGCACTTAAAACACAACGTGAGCGTGAAAGAGAAGCTGCAGATCCTTTCCAGAAACTTTTAGAGAAGGGTGTTTATACTCCTGCAAGTTTACAAACATATAAAACATCAAAGAATCCTAGTGACTTGAAGTTTAAAGATAAAGAATTCTCACCTTCAGAGATTCAAACACTACAAGAGTATAGAAATACATTAATTGCACCTGCTCAAAACAGAGAGATTGCAGAAGTAAACGCTGTTATTAAAGCAGCTGGAGAAGGCAAGTCAACTAAGATTATAAATCAAATTCCCGGCTTAGGTGGAACTGGTGATATTGTAAATCTTCGTCAAAACCTTAACACTACATTAAAGCCATTTCGTGACGCTGTTAATGCTGCCGATGCTGCTATTTCACTGGCTGATGATGTTCTTAAAACAGGTAACTTTGCTTCTGCTTCTGCCTTGTCTCGTCAACTGGCTAAAGCTTCAGGTGAGACACAACTGTCTAAATCTGACGTAGAGGCTTTTGGTGGTGATCCTTCATTGATTGGTATGGTGTCTGATACTGTTTCTAGACTTTCAACAGGCACTGCTACAGCAGATACAACACGTAAGCTAAAACAATTAGCTCAGATTATCAAGAAGAAGAATGAAGCTCTTGAGAACAATGAGATTAAACAGACACAGCGTACAGCTGAACTATCTGGCTTGTATAAACCTGAACAAATTAAAGAAGTCTTTACATTAAGAGGTAATGCACCTACCACTACACGTAAAACTAAGAGTGGTGTTGAATACTCTGTAGGGGAATAATTAATGAAGTACATTATTAATGGTAAACCTGTTACTGTAGATAGAGAACTAACTGATGCTGAGATTGATGAGATTGCAGCTGACTTAAGTGGTTCTATTCCTACTGGAGGTAACCCACCAGCTCCTGAAGCACAGCCTCAGATGTCTGCTGGTGAACGTATGTTCAACAACGCTTTGATGGGAGCTGCTGCAGTTCCTGTCTTAGGTGCAGGTGCTAGAGCTTTACAACTTGCAACACGGGGTGGAAAAGCAGCACCATATACAACTAACTTGGCTAAAGCATTACTGCCTCAGTCTGGTCGTGCCTTAGCAGCTGAAGGAGTTATTGGAGCTGCTAGTGGTTTAGTGGGTGGAGAGACAGGTCAACAAGTTGCTCAGAAGTTTGGAGAGCCTTACAGACAAGCAGGAGAGTTTGTAGGTGGGCTAGGTTCAGGCTTGTTTGCAAATACAGTTGCACGTAACGTACCTGAAATGGCTATGGGTGCTTGGAAAGCTCAGACTGGTAACATTGTAGATGATGTGGCAGCTGCTGCTGGTGGTGTACGTGCTCGTGGTCGTTTGTCACAAGCTATGGAAGCTAACCCAACACTATCTGATGATCTGTTAAGAGCTAAGGAAATTGAAGCTTCTACAGGTGTGAAGTTACCAGTGACAGCTGCTTCCAAGGGTGATACTACTCTAACTGGTTTAGTTAGTTCACAGACATCCCGTGGTGAGAATGCTTCATTTACAGCTTTCATGGCTAACCAAGAGAAGGAAGCTTTAGAAGCTGTTAAGCAAGCACAACGTAGACTTGCTGGAGATCCTAAGAATGCTGAAGCTATTGCTCAAGTAGAAGCTAAGAAAGTAGAACTTGAGAACTTCCGTAGAGAGACAGCAGCTGAGATGCGTCTAGCTAATCAGAACAATAGAGTTGAGACAATCGATACCCGTATCAAAGAACTAACTGAAGATACTTTAAATGTAACTACAAACAAAGAAGATATTGGTAATCGTATTAATAGTCTTTTGTCTGCTAAAGAGAAGGCTGTTCGTGAAGACTTTTCTAAGAATGTATACACACCTTTATTGAATAAAGCTAAAACAGATGGTGTTGAGATGGAGTCTCAAGTAGCTGCTTCTCTTTGGAACTACATTAAGCAGGAGAGGGCTGGTGATGTGTTTGCTAAGTTTCCCGGCTTAACGACACAAGTTGAAAGAGCTTTTGCACCTAAGAAAGCACCTACAAGTAGTAAGTTTGCTGAGAAGTATCCTAACCTTGTTAAATCAGCTGAAGGAACTTTTCAGAATGTATCTGTTACTGATGTTGACTCTTTAAAGAGAGCTGTTAATAAAGCTATTGGAGATACACAGGATAGGGATCAATCACGAATCTTGCTTGGCTTTAAGAGACAACTAGATGAAGCTATCGGAACTATGCCTGAGTCATTTGCAGTTCCATATAAGCAAGCTGATAAAGACTTTGCATTCAAGGTTGGGATGCCTTTTAACGAAGCTGGTGTAGTGTCTGTTGACAGAGCAAGGTTTGTTGAATCTGTAGTGCCAATGCTTACAAATAAGCCTTCTGCTGTGCGTCAGATCTTAGCAGCTTCGGACAATTCACCTGAAGCTGTAAAGATTATTCAAGATGCTTTCTTAATGCGTATTGCACAGACAGATGGTATTGTTAATAAGAATACACTAGAAATTAATCCGGCAGCTTTAACATCATTCATTAAAAAGAACAGTGCTACTATTGAACAAGTACCGGGCTTAAAAGAATTCCTACAGCGTAGGTCTAACAATGTAGCTGATTTACGTACAGAAAGAACACGTATTCTTGATGAGCAGAAACAAGCAACAGTTGATAAGTTCTCTAATGTATGGTCAGAGGCTTATGGTTCCAAGGGTGGTTTTGAAGGCTTTGTAAACAATGCTTTAAAGACTCCTGAAGACATGAACAGACTTATACGTATGGCTGGCTCAGACCCTGCACTGCGTAGTGGTCTAAAGAGCAGTATCTTAGAGATTGGTTTAAACAATCCTAATAAAGTAGCTTTCTATACTGACAACGCTAAGGCCATTGATAGTTTGTTTGGAAAAGAACACTCACAGACTGTTAAAGACTTGTTAGAAGGTGCTGAAAGACTTGCACAGTTCCCACTGCGTAATAAAGTTAATCAGACACTGACACAGCAGACTGGCTTTGAACGTGAGTTTGGTACTGATCCTGCACGAGCTGCTTCATTGCTTAGACAACAAGTTCAAAGTACATTCTATAAAGCTTCTACTTTGTTCAGTCGCTTTGTACAGAATAAAGCTACTAAGTCAGAGGCTACAGAGATACAGGAATTCTTGAAGAATCCCGGAGCTGTTGCAGATGCTGCTGATCTATTAAAAGCTTTAAATGATACTTCAGATCAAGGTATTAAAAGAGCTTTGAATATAGTGGGTAAGTTAGCTAAGAATACTGCTTCAGCAGGTATCTTTGGAGGTCTTACTCCTGTAATTACTGGTGAACTTGGACTGAGCGAAAGACAGCCAGTACAACAACCAGCTGAGTAACCAGCATGAGAAAGCTAATAGTTATCCTACTAAGCCTAGGACTGTTAGCCTCTACTCCATCTAGTTCCTCTGACAACTGCAGTGTACGTGAGTTCTATGGCATAGCCTACACAGTACACAATCCTACTGAGCGTCACCAACAGATGTCAGCATGGCTTACAAAACATCAGACATTGTGTAAAAGTTCCGACATGACCGTAATCTGGAACAATCTTAGTGAGTGGGCTGGAAGTGCAGATAGTGCAGAACTAAGGCACAAGGTTGTTAGTGCTTATAAGAATGCTAAAGCAAGGGAAGCTGGTAAATGAAAGTAGATGCTATCAGATGGTTTCCTATTGTAGAGCCTCCAAGAATACCAGATAAGAGTGATGCCCTTACTCGCAGGGTTGAGAAGCATCAGGAGGACTACAGAGCTTCACTTAAGCAGAAGAAAGTACAAGACCAACTAGAGGATATACAGTTTCAGTTATATCTTAAGAAGGCTGAGCAGAACAGGATTAGATTAGAGATATTCACTAATCGTAAACTAGATATGTACGTATAGGAGATTGATAATGGATGATGTGAAAAGTAAATTGACTTTCTATGTTACTTTCATGGTTAGTTTTACATTATGTATATCTGTGATAGCTATGATGGCTGCCTTTGTCTTAGGCTTATGGGCTAAGGAAGTTGATAATGCTGAGATATTCAAGTTATTATCTCCAGCCTTCCAAACCATTATTGGTGGATTTATTGGCTTATTAGCTGGTGTGAAACTCTCACACGATGATGACAGTAAACATTGTAACAGAAGGGATTGATTATGTTAGAGATGCTTGGTGGTGGTCTATTAGGTAGTATCTTCGGAGGTCTATTCCGCATGGCTCCGGAAGTCCTTAAGTGGTTAGACAAGAAGAATGAGCGTTCACATGAGCTTAATATGTTCAAGTTCCAGTGTGACTTAGAAGCTCAAAGGGGTGCTCAGAAACTATCTGAAATAGGTGCTCAACGTGAAGCTGCTATTGATACTGGTGTCATGAATGCCTTTCAGTCAGCTATTGAGCAACAAACTGAGATGGTTAAGGCTGCAGGTGGCTGGGTAGCTTCTCTGTCTGCCTCAGTACGTCCTGTGGTGACTTACTGGATCTTAGGTCTGTGGAGTTTCATCCACATCTGGCTATCCTACAATGCTTGGGTGTCAGGTATGCCTCCACTGGATGTCTTTAAAGTCATGATGTCAGCTGACTTTGCAGCCCTAGTATCAGGTACTTTGAACTATTGGTTCCTTGACCGTACATTGTCTAAGCGTGGACTATAATGGCTGACCTCAGTATTGCAGCTGAGCTGTGCAAGAGGTTTGAGGGGTTTAGAAGTAAGCCCTACCTCTGTCCTGCCAATGTAGCTACGATAGGCTACGGTAGTACATACTACACTGACGGTACTCGGGTTACTCTGAATGATCCACCAATGAATCAAGAAGAAGCTCATAACCTGC